GGGAAAAATTAGCTTTTCAGCTAATTTTTGGATAGTACTCCGTACATACATAATATTATGTATGTACCCGGACAATCTCTTAGGTAGAGATTTGGTAATTTTTAGTCCCCATTCTTGTTCTAGAATCTAAAGGACTTTTTCCAGTTAGCTACTGGAAGGTATTCCTCCACCATAGACGTACAATGAGGATAAAACATTATACATCAATCTAAAATTTAACAATGAAAAAACAATTATATAACATAACAGTTAAGCTATGTTCTATTGTATTTCCAACTATTAATACTTTAGACTATCTTAATCAATATTTTAAATTATTAAATAGATTATTAAATACTCAAGGTTTGATAAAAACCGTAAAGTATTTAAAACAATGTAGATTACACTGTACCAGGTACATGTGTGGATCTCCACTTCTATTTAATAAATTAAAAATTGGTTTAGATACTGATGGATGACCAAAACAATTAATTTTTCTTAAACCTTTAGCTAAAGGTTCTTTAGAACAAAGAAAGTTTTTAATGACTATTCTTTGTTTATCAAGAACTCTTAAAGCTGAGGGTAATGAAAAATTAAAAATCAAACCTGATTACGAATCAATAACGAAACCAGGTAAAATAGTTAAAACTATTCCAACTGGTTTCATTAAAGAATTCGTATCAAATTATAACCTCCATATGGAAAAACCAAAATTTGATATAAATAATATTTATTTATCAAATAAGGCTGGTCCTAATGGTAAGGCAACAAAAACTGCTTACAGTTCTTTATTGTCTTATAGTTATGATTTGATGGCTTCGTTATTTAAAATAACTGACCAATCAGGTATTGATTATTTCCAAAGTCAATACAATTATGCTTGGGAAAAGAATTTCCCTTCGCAAAAATTGGGTAAACTTTCATTTATTTATGATCCTGAGTGTAAATTAAGAATAGTTGCAATAGTAGATTACTATACACAACTTTTCCTTAAACCTATACATGAAAAGATTATGAATAAACTTCAAAATCTACCATGTGATAGGACTTATACTCAGAGTCCTTTAAATAAATGAAAGGACGATGGAAATATGTTTTGATCTATAGACCTGTCATCAGCAACAGATAGATTTCCAATTTCACTCCAAAGGAGACTTCTTGAGA